CATTCAAGAGGTGGACAGCTTATTAATGCGGAAGGTGGCGAGTATATTTTCAGTCGCAAGGCGGTTCAATCCTTGGGCGCTGGCAGGCTGAACGAGTTAAACAATGGCGTTGATCGAAGCAATGTAGTCGTAAACATATACGACGAAACAGGCAAACGAATCAGAGAATACGATTCAGCGATACGCGTTGAGATTAAAGAGCGAGCAGCTCGTAACAACCAATTCCCAGCGGTTGCCTAATGTCATTTCAAGTTGATATGGATCTGACTTCAGCGCCCTTCTCAGACGCTGTTTATTATCTCAGTGATACACCTTCAACTTGGAAGAATGACAGATTTTATCAGCCTTATATCACCGCACCTCCATTTATAGAGTTGGGCGATTATGACGCTGGCTGGCTCAACGTCAACGTTGGCAATCTTCAGCTAGTCAATCGCCCAAATGATTCAAGCCATCCGTTTTCTGGTGCGAATTACACGGCTTTACTGAGTTCGCCAGCAACCGCGATTCCGGTAATTTTACGATACAACGGTAAGCAGTTACTTGACGGAACCGCAATTTTAAACAACCTAACGCCTGAGTCCCTTTCTTTTCAGTTGGAAGCGAAGGTTCAACGAACCAACCTGTTGCGTTTGATTGTTGCGGAAACCAGTTCAGAGGCTGATCTGATTGAACTAAAAAACAATGGCGCTGGAAAAATCAGAATCACAACCGCAGCTTTACACAATTTTGGATTGGGTGAACAGGCATTTTTCCAAGGAATGTCGATTGTGGGCGAAGAACTCGAATACAACCCAAGCGATACTTCAACCCAATTCACAATTACAGACGTCACAGATACCACTTTTGATATTAACGTTGACGTTTCGACGATTACCTACACCAACCCAAGCAGCGGAAATTATTCGTTTGATTCGGGAACGCAATTAACAGCAACAGAAACTTTTTCGATTTCTCAAAGTCTAGAATCCATTTGCACGATCTCATCAGGAATCACAATTACTGTTGCTCAGTCAGTAGTTTTGGCAATCCAAGGGGAAGCTCAATTACCGCAGACGTATTCCGTCAGCAGTGGGGACACAATTACCATTATTTTTGGTTCAACGGTATCCGTTACCGGACTCAATGCGTATGACATTGGCAACGCTTCAGCCACAGACACCCAACTTCCTTTTGCTTTTGGGACCGTGACTTTGCAAGAGCCTGTTCCGATTCTGGACGTAGCAAAAACTCAGGTTGGCAATCCAAATCTGAAAACTACAAGCGCTTCTGTTCAGGATGATGGGCAAGACGAACTCTTAAATGCTTCGCTCAGTTATGATTTTTATACTGTGCCTGATGGTGAAGTTCCGAGGTTTACTTTGCAATCGGGAAGCTTGGAAGGTGAGGCATCAATTTCTGGAATCAGCATTCATTTCGACACAATAAACGGTGATGAAAACGCTTATGATTTTTTTGGCTGGTTAGCCCAATCAATTGGTTATAGCTACGATTCCAGCCTAGCGAGTAATGCAAATAACGACGATAGAAAAGTATCAATTTTTGAGACGAATCAACAAAGGATTCTGGACTTTGCAGACCAAGTCGCCAAAGCCTTGAACATGCAATTTTATTTAGATGACGAGAATGATATTTTGCATTTGATTGACCGAGAGAATGTACCAGGCACTGCGAGCCTGACGCTGGAAGACTACGAGATTTTAGCAAGCCAGATTGACTTGCCAGCACCTTTGTCTGGGCTGCTCTCTTCTAATTCTTACAACTTAGCAGTTGGAGCAGGATTGGGCGCAAACCCTTACAAACTGCTCAAGGTTGAAAGAGCGGTGAGAGTCGCGAATATTGATACTGGAAGAGATGACACGATCAAAACTTTTAGCCCTTCAATCGAAGTCGCGGCTGAAGTTCTAACCGATATTATTGCCGTAAAAAACAAACCAAGATTGAGCGTAACCATTGACGGAATCAACTTGGACGTTCAGGCAGGCGAAAGAATTGATGTTAATAATAAAACATTGGGAATTACTGGAAACATGATCGTTCGCAAGCGAGCTTGGGATTTCGTTAATGAAACAACAACTTTTTCTGGCGATTCCACTTTGACGCCTTTGTCGATATGAAGATTTTAACTGAATCGACTTATTCGAATTCCAGCCTGACGAGCGGCAGCGCTGCCAGTGGCTTTGCTCTATCGAATATTGAAACTAATCAACCGCAAGAGCGTTTCAGTTCAACGAGCGCGAGCGTAACGATTCGGGTGAATGTCTCAGGCTCTAGCGATTCTTTTTTTCTGGACGGATGGCATTTCGTCAGCGGTTCGTATTCGCTAGACGGTGGCGCTGCCGTCAACTTCTCAGCAGCTCAATTAGAAAATCGGTTTGAATTCAAACCGTGGGGCGTCAACCTCTCAAAGCGCAGAAAACCAATTTATATTTCTGGATTATCGTTTTCTTCAACGCTGGATTTGACGCTAAACACAGACAGAACGACAACTGCTGGAAAATTCATGAATCAGCAGTTAGACGGGAACGCCATTGATGATTGGCAGTGCAACGCCTTTGACACGGCAACAGGAAACTTTCGCGACGCCAGCAACGTCCGAGTAAATCTGATTGAACATGGTTATGTTTTTCCGAATACCGTTATTAAACTAAGCGGAACAAATTATACTGTTGTTTCAATCGTTGGGGATGGCACAACGGATGGAGCCGTGAGGATTAGTTCAAATAGACCTGGAGCAAGCTTTACGGTTGAAGAATTAGCACCACCAATCAGCCTTGGAATTCTTCGAGTTGGAAATTCAACAGACTTTGCGAATCCTCAAAGTTTAAGCCGAAACTACGAAGACTTTAGCACAGTCAGAACAGGAACTTCTGGTTTTCGGCAAGTGACGAAAAGGGGAATTTCTCAAAATATTTCAGTTCAAGGAATTTACACGCAAGCTCAAGCGGATGATTTAATCGGCATTGCAGCGGCAAAAAGAGGCGAACCTGTGCCGATTCAAATAACCGAATCAATGACAACCGAAAGAGATTTACAAGCAGTTTTCGGAGGAATTACCATTCCAACGGATGCTTATGCAACTCCAACCGGAACTTATCGAAATCTTAACTTTTCAATCAGCGAAGTCTTATGAGTACAATTAAAGTTGACACGGTTAGGCCCGTCACGGCTGACGCTAGCCTCACACTTCAAGGCGATAACAGTGGAACAGGCGTTTCTGGAATTACGATAGACAGCAGTGGGAATGCTACGTTGGCTGGAACTGGAAACAATATTGGGACGGTAACGGTTGGTACTTTGGGCAGCAGTGTAGACATAAAAGCATCAATCAATGCTTCTGGTTCTGCACCAATTTATGCGTGTAGGGCTTGGGTGAACTTCAACGGCACTGGTACTGTGGCTATTCGTGAGGCTGGTAATGTTTCATCACTTGCAGACAATAATACAGGTGATTACACTGTAAATTTTTCAACTGCAATGCCGGATGCAAATTATTGTGCCGTTATTTTTAATGGAATCACTTCAACTCTTCACGGAATTCCAACAAGAGGTGGTAGTATTGTGTCATATTCTAATTCTGCAATTAGAGTTAGTTCATACTATATGAATACTACTTCTATTGGAGTGGCAGAAGATGGTAATTATTCCATGATTTCAATTTTTAGATGAAAATGAAAAAATGAAACTAGCAATTTTCCCGAATGACGAAGGAACGATTTCTGTTTTAGTACCTGCTCCAAATTGTGAGCTTACGTTAGAAGAAATCTGTCAAAAAGACGTTCCAACTGGAGTTAAATACAAAATTATTGACAGTTCAGAACTTCCGGCAGATAGAGAATTCCGAAATGCATGGGATTATGACTTTACCAATTCTTATGATGGGGTAGGTGCGTGATTACAATTAATATTAACAAAGCCAAAGAAATTAAAAAACAATCCTTGAGACAGGAGCGTAAGCCTTTGTTAGAAGCTCAAGATGTCGCTTTTCAAAGAGCTTTGGAATCCGGTGCAGACACCACCGCGATTGTTGCCGAGAAGCAAAGACTCCGAGACATCACGAACCTGGTAGATCCTTGTACCACTGTTGAAGAACTTAAAGCCGTGAGCATCTAATGTCCTACATTGGCAACGAACCACTACCAGCAGATAACCAGAAACACCGTAACTAAGGCCGCGCAATGCCAGCAGAAGCGACCGGAATAATTGACGTAGTCCAAGAGTTAGGGACTTCTGCCAGTGCCTTAATTTTCTTTGCTTGGCTAATTATTTTTATTCTCAAGCAGCACGATAAAGAAAAGCAACAGTTGCGAGCAGATGCAGAAAAAAAAGACAGTATGATGATGGAAGAACGAAAGCTTTATTTAGCGGCTGACGCGAAAAATGATGAAGAACTCAGGCAATACATGAAGACTTCAAACTCAGAGCTTATGTCGATAATGAGTGCAACCAATGTTGCGATAAAAGATATGACAATAGCCGTCAATAATTTGGGGGATGTTATAAACAGAGAATTAAGGAGATGAAACCATTTCTCACAGGCTTGGTTTTGCTGCTTTCAACATCAGCTTTCGCTTTGCCTATTGAGTATAAAACGCTTCACCTGGTTTCATGGGCTTATCAGTGTTCCTTACGACTTGCTCCCACCTATCAGCTTCAAGGCATGTCTTCAAATCTCGCCATGCAATCTGCCATTCAACTTTGTAGTTGTGTGATTGACCACTACCGCGAAAATCACCGTTATGTAGAACTTCAACTAATGCCGTTACCTCAAAGAGAAGCATTCGGTGAAATGTACAGCCAAGAGTGTATTGATTATCCTGAACGAGAAACCTAATGGAATTTATTGAGCACTCAGAGCATTTTTCGAGGGACGAGCTGAAGTGTAAATTCACAGGTGAATGCTCTATGTCGAGTTCATTTCTTACAAAGCTCGAAACTCTACGTCAGCACTACGGCAAACCTATCAGACTGACTTCAGCCTATCGCTCAGTTGAGCATCCGGTTGAAAGAGCGAAAAACAAAAACGGATCAAAGCCTAGCGGTTATCATGTATTAGGACGAGCAGTGGACATTGCCTGCTGGAATGGTGACGGTGCGCGACTTCTTCAGATTGCTATTCAAATGAATTTATTTGGTGGCTATGGCTTCTCATTTACCGGAAGCAATCGCTTCCTGCATTTA